TATTTCTATTCCCCTTTTAATCCACCTTTATTTATTTAGTAATCCGAGTATCACTATTAGTGATATGAATCCAGCAAATCCTGCATTACCAATTAGATTTACCAATCCAATCAAATTACTAACAATATCAATACCTAAGAATCCCCCTACAAATACTAATTGCACGAGAACACCTAAGCCGATTATGTGAAGCAACATATCCTTAATTCCAGATACACCTTCCATAATCATTTTGATTGTGTCTTTCATTTTAGTTTCCCCCCTATTAATGAATAAAAATCGGGTATTTCCCGACTTCGTATAATAACTATAAGCGAATATTGAAAAAATTATCCAGTATATAAATATATATTCCCTTTTTTTAACATTTAACTATTTATTGTTAGGTAAAAACTATGGCAAAAGATTACGAAATATTCGAGGGAAAAACCCTATCAGATGTCTTCAAAGACATATATGATAATTCCAAAACCAATAAACAACAATTAGAAGTATTGATGAAAGAGGTGGTTGGATTTATTAAGGACGGAGATACAGCCGTTCAAATAGTTCCTATGCTAAAAGAGTATTTAGAAATCAATGTAAAAAATGACGAACAACTTGTTAAGTTGGCAACAATCGTTCAAAGAATTACAGCAGCTGAAAAACGAATAACATCTGACGATAGTGAGTTCGGTTTATCAGAAGCAGAAAAAGAACAACTGATGAGTGCAATAGAAACAGATGTTCAGGAGTTACAAATCAAAAAAGACGAAATAGAAAGTTCTATCAGTAAGGAAAACTAATGGCTTATACAATAACAGACGAAGGGTCTGGACTTGATTCAAATTTTGATACTGGAGCATTAGTAACAAAAGGTGAATTATACGCAATACTTGCACAACTAAAAGAAACTCAAAAATTTTATGAGTTAGAAATCTTTGAAGTTGTTAGTGTTGACGAAATCAATGTGGGTCAAGTTACAGGTAGGTATGTTATATCTGAGCAAGGTGATACAATTGAAGAAGTTGAAGATAGAATATTTTTACCATTAAATTCTAACATAGTTCAGTTTCCATTACGAGGTGAATTGTGGTTAGGTATGGAGTATAATACAAATCATTACTACTTATCAAAATTAAGTGAAGATATTAAAGATGTAAACTTTCAAGCTTTTAACGAAAGCACAAAAATAGAAAACCAAACTTCTGATTTATCAAGGGGTGGAAACTTTGTAGATGTTAAACCATCATATGCAGATGTTAAAATTGGTGATACATTATTACAAGGTAGATTTGATAATTATATTATTTTAGGTAGTGATAATGATAATGAGGGTGAAATCATAATTGATAACAATAGTTCATTCATTACTATGACCAATGGTGATATACCAACAACAATATTTAATTCTGATAGAATAGAAATAAGAGCCAATACAGATGAATTAGATTTGTTAGCACAAAAAGATTTAAAGTTAGCTTCAATAGAAGGAGATGTTTTAGTTCAAGGTAATAAAAAACTTACATTAGAAGTTAAAGATAGTCAAATGGATTTTATAACTATGAACGGACAGAAAAGAGATTTTGCAAATCCAGAGGGAGATGTAATGTTACCTAAGTTTATAAAAGAAAGAGCTGGGGACTTAAGACCAATGGTTGAAATACTTAAATTAGAATTACAAGCATTACCTTTTTTAATACTACCACCAGTATTGCCAGGTGGAATACCTAATCCAAGTTTTATGGTAGGTATGAAAATTAGATACGACGCAATAAAATTTTATATAGAAATGATAAAAAGATTTATAAGTTTAGAATGGTTACCAAGATTTGATTTTGAAATGGTAAACCTTCAGGAAGTATTGGATGAACTTGGTTTACCAGGTTTACCAGGACTTGACGCACTTGGTGGATTTGAAGGTGTGTTAGCTGATATAGCTGGAGCAAAAGCTAAACTTGAAACTATGAAAGGTTTAGCAGATGGATTAGCACAAAGTGCACAGCAAGTAGGAGGTCAATTAAATTCAATCGTAGAAAGTGGTGATGTAGAACCGAGTGACTTTATAGCAACACTTGATGAATTTGAAAGCAACCCAGACAATCCTAAAATAGATACAACAGATGTTAGAGATGTTATATCAGATGGCGCTGGTCCAAGGGCATTACAAAGATACTTCCAAAATGGTGGTTCACCACAATTACAAGAATTAACGAGAAACGCTGCACAAGGTCAACAAGATGTAGCACAATTAGAGCAAGTAATTAATCTTGCAGAAATATCACAATTAGCAAAACAGGAGTAATAATGGATAAAAATAAATTAAGAAATATAATTGAATTAGTTGTTCGCAAAGAAGTTAAAAAACAACTTAGCGAGATATTTATTAATGAAGAAAAAGAAATCAAATTAGCAGAAACGATTTCTAAACCTAAACCTAAAAAGGTTATCAATAAACCTAAAAAACAATACACAAAAGATAAAGCGTTAAATGAAGTATTGAACAACACTAAACCATTAGGAGCACCAATGGAAGATGAGTATCCAACATTGGGCGGTGGTGTTTTAGGTAGTGATAATATGGCAGAAGTATTAGGTTATGGAGACTTAGGTAGAGGACAGAATAAAGAGAAAGCAAGAGAAATGGCAGCAGTTGATTCAATCAAAAAAGCAGGTGTGTCAGTAGACGCAGTTCCTGAAGATGTTCAAAATGCATTGACTCGTGATTATTCTGGATTAATGAAAGCAATAAATAAAAAGAAAAGTGGTGAGGGTAATTACAGACCTTAATAACAAATGGCAAGAAGTGTAAGAGAAATAGATAGAAATGACGACAAGTATGTTGGAATAAGATTTCCATTGGACCATAGTCCAGAGGGATTCTTCTATAAAACAAAAACCGTATTAGAACAATCAAAAGCAAATTTACAAAACTTGTTGTTAACGACACCTGGCGAAAGAATATTTCAACCAAACTTTGGAAGTCGTTTAAAAAACATTGTCTTTGAACAAGGACAAGATATTCCTAACAGGGTTGACGAAGCCATTAGAATAGCTACTGATACTTTCTTACCTTATATCAACATTATAAATGTATTCACTATACAAGAACAAAATCAAGTCAATATTCAGGTTGAGTTTTCAGTCGCACTTAATCCAGATATAATTGAATTATTATCATTTGACTTTAGAATTGGAGAATAGAAATGTCCGACTACGGAACAAATAAAAAAACATTATCAAAAGAAGTAAATTATCTTGGTAGAGACTTTACAGACATTAGAGAAAACTTAATCGAGTTTGCGAAATCATATTTCCCAAATCAATACAATGACTTCAATGAAGCATCACCAGGTATGATGTTTGTCGAAATGGCAGCGTATGTTGGAGATGTATTGAATTACTATGTTGATAATCAATTTAGAGAAACTTTAATTCAGTTTGCAGAGGAAAGAAAAAATGTTTTATCGATTGCACAATCATACGGATATAAACCAAGATTAGCATCACCTTCTATTGTTGAGATGACATTTAGTATTGATGTTCCAGCAGTAGCCATTGACGCTAACAACTACAAACCAGATTTAGACTACGCAGGAAAAATACAATCTAATTCAACATTAGTAGCAAATAATGGAACAGAGTTTACATTATTAGATGATGTTGATTTTAAAGTATCAAGTTCATTAGATACTATGGAAGTAAAAGCATTACAACCTTCATCAGGTAACATTCCTACAAACTTTAGATTAACTAAAAAAGGTATGGCTCAGTCTGGTATAAGAGAAGAAGAAACATTTTCATTCAATAACGCAAGAGAGTTCGATAAAATAGTTTTATCAAATGATAAAGTTACAAGTATAGTTGAAGTTACAGATAGTGAAAATAATAAATACTATGAGGTTCCATTTTTAGCACAGGATACAGTTTTTGAAGATGAGGAAAACTCAACACTAAATGACCCAGCGTTAGCTGAGTTCAAAACTGATACACCTTATTTATTAAAACTTATTAAAACTTCAAGAAGATTTATAACAAGAGTTCGTGATGATAATAAAATGGAATTAAGATTTGGTTCGGGTGTAAGTGATAACGCAGACGAAGAGTTGATTCCTAATCCAGACAATGTTGGTTCAAGATTAGGACTTGGTGTATCAAGATTAGACGAATCATTTGACCCAAGTAATTTCTTAAAAACAAGAACATTTGGATTAGCACCAAGTAACACAACACTTACCGTAACTTATAATTATGGTGGAGCGGTAGAACATAATGTATCAACCAATAGTATAACATCTTTTAATAGACTAAGTTATACTAATCCTACAACAGGATTAGATACTGACCTACTAAATGCAGTAGAAGTAAGTATCACACCAGTTAATGAAGAACCAGCATCAGGTGGTGCTTCAACAGAAACCATTACAGAAATAAAACAAAATGCATCTGCTTACTTTAATGCACAAAATCGTGCGGTAACAAAAGCAGACTACATAACAAGAGTTTACTCTTTACCACAAAAGTATGGTAATGTAGCAAAAGCATTTATTGTTCAAGATGAACAATTAGAACAGAACGGACAATTAGTTGTTAATGACGGAATCGTAACTGATACAAGAAGTAAAGGAACAGAAGTTAAAAATCCATTAGCATTAAATATGTATTTATTAGGATATGACGCAAGTAAAAGTTTGGTTAGATTGAATAGAGCAGTAAAACAAAATGTTAAAACTTATCTTTCACAATATAGATTATTAACAGACGCTATTAATATTAAAGACGGATACATAATTAATTTTGGTGTAAAATATAATATTGTTACAAAAAGAGGGTATAATAAAAATGATGTATTGTTTAGAACAATACAAAAAGTAAGAGAGTTTTTCCAAACAGAAAAATGGCAAATGAATCAACCAATCATATTGAGTGATTTAGCATATCAGATTTCTACTTGTGAAGGTGTAGTATCATTAGTTCCACCAGCAGAAAATAATCCAAACAATGAACTTATACTTATTGAGAATAAGTTTGAAACAGGTCTTGGGTATAGTGGTAATACTTATGATATGATATCTGCTACAAAAGACGGAATCATTTATCCTTCATTAGACCCAAGTATATTTGAATTGAAATTCCCTAATAGTGATATTGAGGGTAGAGTAGTGGGAGATAGATAATGCATTATTTTGAATTTGGAAAAAGAGATACGACAATTTATTCAGGTGGAACAACAGCATCCAGAAATACAGGTATTGATGAAATATTAGAAATTAATAAAGTTGTAAACAATAATGGTACGGTAGGAAATGTATCCAGAGTATTGATTGATTTTGATTTAAGTTTTATCTCTAAGTCTATACAGGACGGGAAGATACCTTCTACTGCAAAATATTATTTAAACTTATATGACGCAACATCAGAAGAGGTTGAAGTTGAACAACCATTACATATTTATATGGTTAGTGGTAGTTGGAAACAAGGTTCAGGAAAATTGGACCACGACCCGGTAACAGACAATGGAGCAACATATCAATATAGAGACCACGAAGCAAAAACACCTTGGATTACAGGTTCAGTATTAACTGAGGGTGGAACTTGGTTTACTGCAAGTTCAGGACAATATGAAGTATCAACTTCTTATGATTTAACGTTTGATAAAAAAGATGTTAGAGCAGATGTAACTGACTTAGTTAACAATCATATCTATTCAAGTTCAGTTTATCCAAACAATGGATTTATTGTCAAGAGAGAAGATAGTGGTTCTTATGGAAACAATCACGCAACAGCTAGTTTTGATTTCAATACAGGACAAGAGGGTGATAGTTCAAGATTAGGAAATCTAAAATATTTCTCAAGAGAAACACATACAATCTATCCACCTAAATTAGAAGTAGAGTGGGACGATTCAAGTTGGTCAACGGGAAGTTTATCACCATTAAGTTCAACAGACTTAGAAAGACTAAAAGTTTATTTCAAGAATATGAAAACAGAATATAAAGAAAAGTCAATTGTAAAATTTAGAGTTGTCGGTAGAGAACTTTATCCTTCATCAAGTTTCAGCGCAACACCAAGTGAGTTAGGTGTTAAATATTTACCAAGCGCTTCGGTAGAGTATGAAGTAAGAGATGCTGATACCGAGGAAGTAATCATACCTTTTGGTAGTGGTTCAAGAGTTAGTTGTGATTCGGACGGAAACTTTTTCCGAGTTCAAATGAACGGACTACAAGCAGAAAGAGATTATCGTTTTTGTATTAAGGTTGTTAGTGGTAGTGGAACTACTGACGAACAAATAAATTTCTATGATGATGATTATGAATTTAGAGTTGTGAGATAACAATGCCTTATTTACCAAGTGAAGCAGCAAAAAAATCAAAACTATATAGCAACATACTTAATGGTGCTGAAATAGAATATCAAAAAGAAATAGATTTTTTAAAACAACAACAAGCTATTTCTGGTTCAGTAGATGCCAATACACCACTCAGAGATGATGAGGGATTTTTAGTTTCATTTGAGGGTGAAACACCAGGTGTTTCATTAGAAGAAGAATTTGAACAAGTTCGTTTAGAAAATGCACAATATTTTTTTGAGGGTGAAATTGACAACGAATTTACACATTACTTTCAACCAGAAGAAGACCCAGACGAAGATGATGAGGAAGAGGATGTAACTGATGAGGCGACAGACGACGAGGTAGAATTCCAAATGACAAAACGAGATAATCTAATTCAGGTTATGAATGTTTACTTTAATGAAGAATTTACACCAGATATATCAACTGACAAATTACACTCACTATTAAACGAGTTTTTTAAAATAGAAGGTAAGAGACCACCAATGAAAATCGGTACCGTCATTAGAAATAAAAAGAAATTTAAAAACGCTGAAGGTTGGAAAGAATTTAGAAAAGACAAACTTGATGTTAAAAGATTTACAAAAAAAGGAAAAAAGAAAAAATTGTTCGGTGGTCGTGGTCATAGACACAACTATCGTTCTTTAAAAAGTGATTTAGCTACTTATCAATATGATGATGTAATTAACAAACAATTATATCATACTAAACGAGGACAAGAAATTTGGTTACAATTAGGTTTTCCATACCAAACGGATGAAGCAGAATAATGGCATTAGAATACGGATTTACACAACAAGAAAGAAACCAATACTTTAATCCAGAAAAGGTTTATAGTAGTTGGGGTAGAGACTTTGAAAGCGATTTTATGGTTCTATATGTTTATGATATGGAGGGTAATTTCCTTATCAGTAAAATTATGGGTCTTAATGAAGTTAACTTTCAAAATGATGGAGACTTCGTAGACCTTGATGTAGGACAACATTTAAGAGATTTAGGATTTAGTGAGGGTGAGTATAATGTTACATATAAGTTTCTTAGAAGATTAGCTGGTAGAGAAACTACACAATTTGTAGATAGAAAAGGAATAATTTTTGATGGACAAGTTGATAGAGATGTAGTAAATGATGAAGTAAAGTTTTTTAAATCAACCGGTGATGAATCAGATAAGACTATGCGTGAAGAAGTATTTATTAAAGAAATGAAATATCAACTCGTAGAAACTTCACCAGACAGAACAGAATTTATATTACAACTTAATGATAAAATAAAAAATTCAGAATATATGCACGAGT